CGTTTTTTGGGGCTGTTCAGGACGGAGCGAGGGAACGCGAACTGCGGGAATACGGACGCGACGGACCACATGGCCGTTGGGATCCTGGTGAAATGCCGTGGACGATCCCGCGTCGCATTCATCCGGAGTACCGTGAGCGATTGAGCACAGATGCGATTGATTGGCCGACGGTCGGCGAATCAGGTTCTGGGAGTGATGATAGGGGTAACGACGAATGAAGATAACGAGGGGTAAAACGACGGTCCCGAGACGTGTGATGCTGTACGGCACACACGGGATCGGCAAATCGTCATGGGCGGCACAGGCACCTGACGTGCTGTTCCTGAATCTGGAGGACGGACTCAACGACATCGACTGTGCAAAAACAGAGCACCTGCGGACGCATGCAGACCTGATGGGTGCGCTGTCATGGTTGTTCGCGAACGCAAACCACGGATTCAAGTGGATTGCGATTGATACCGTCGATTGGCTGGAGTCACTGATTCACAGTGAAGTCGCCGGGAAAGCGGGCAAAAAACACATCTCGGAAATCCGCTACGGGGAAGGCTATAAGTCCGCAATGGCGCTGTGGGAAAACCTTCTGGACGGTCTGGACATGATGCGGCGCACGCAGAATGTCGGTGTGATTCTACTGGCACATGCGGCGGTGCGTAAACACAATGACCCGACGGCGGATTCATACGACCGCTACCAGCCAGCACTTCACGAGACCGCATCGGCACTGATTCAAGAGTGGTGCGATGAAGTGCTGTTCGCGAGTTACCGCGTCTACACTCGCAAAGAAGATCAGGGGTTCAACAAGGAACGGACGATTGCGAGCGGTGCAAGTGAGCGTTATTTGCGGTGCGTTGAGACTCCGGCAGCACTGGCAAAAAACCGCCTGAACATGCCGGGGGAAATCGAATTCAGTTGGGCGGCGTATGCTCAGCATTTTTCAAGTGTGTCAGCAGAATTGAAGGGTTGATGAGTCATGGCGAATCTTTCTGATTTGGATATGAACAACGTGCAGGCGCAGCCTGTGCGACGGCTGTTGCCTGAAGGCGACTATCAGGCGGTGATTTCCCAGAGTGAGATGAAACCGCCGAAGTCTGGCGGACCGGCAATGCTGGCGTTGACTCTGAAGGTGCAGAACCATCCGGAGTACAACGGCAGCACGTTGTGGGATAACCTGTGTGTTCGTCATGCTGGCACGGCGGGCATGATTGCCAAACAGCGGCTGAAGGCAATCATGGACGCGCTGGGACTGGCAACGGTGCAGGCCAGTGAACAGTTGCACGATAGGCTGCTGACGGTCACGGTTGTGCATCGTGAGCACGAGGGCGAAATGAAGGCACAGGTCAAGGGCTACAGCCCGAAACGCAGTGGCGGTCAGCCGCTGCAGCAGACATCCTACGCGGTACCGTCTGCAGGTCCTGCAAATCCGTTCGGCTGATGGTCGTGTGTTGAGGTGTTCGAGACCCGGCAGCGGTCAACGCTGCCGGGTGTTTTGCGGGAGGGGTGGACGGTGGACGAGGCGAAGCCGCTAACATTCGGCAGTTTATTCGCAGGCATTGGCGGTTTTGATTTGGGGTTTGAGCGGGCCGGCATGGTCTGCAAATGGCAGGTGGAAATTGACGACTACGCCAGCAGGGTGCTTGCCAAACATTGGCCAGCAGTCCACAGAGAACGAGACATCCGGCAGTGTGGAGCGCACAACCTGCAGCCAGTCGATGTTATCTGCGGTGGGTTTCCGTGTCAGGATATTTCCTACGCCGGACTCGGGGCAGGACTTGAAGGCGAGCGGTCTGGATTATTCTTTGAAGCCGTTCGCGTGGTTCGAGAACTCCAGCCGCGAATCGTTGTGCTGGAGAACGTGGCAGCGCTGCTTACTCGGGGGCTGGACAGAGTTCTTGGGACGCTGGCCTCGATCGGGTTTGATGCGGAATGGCATTGCATACCGGCTGCCGCCGTTGGTGCCCCGCATCGGAGAGACAGAGTGTTCATCATCTTTCATGTGGCCGACACCAAAAGCCACAGACTGGAAGGGGTCCGGTCCGCCAAACAGCAAGTCAGCAATTCACGACCACAAAAAAATGAACCTCAAGGGATATGTGATTCAAGACTCGCAGACCACTGGGCAACTGAACCCGACGTGGGTCGACTGGCTCATGGGGTTCCCGCCCGGGTGGACCGACTGCGAGGACTTGGAAACGCCGTAGTCCCACAGGTGGCGGAGTGGATTGGACGACGCATCGTTGAGCAGCAGGGGGAATAACAAGTGGAAGCGAGATGGTACCAATCGGAAGCAAACACAGCCGCATGGCAGTACATCAGCGACGGACGCGGAAACCCGCTGATCGTCCTGCCAACCGGAGCAGGCAAAAGCATCGTGATTGCGTTGCTGATCCGGCAGGCAGTCGAGTGGGGGCAGCGGGTGTTGGTCGTCGCACACCGGAAGGAATTGTTGCAGCAGAACGCCGACAAGATCCAGCGGTTGACGGGGCTACACGTCGGCATCAATTCCGCTGGGCTGAATGAGCGGGACATCGACAGCACAGTGATATGCGCAGGGATTCAGAGCGTGTATCGTGATGCGGCGGAGTTTGGGAAACGTGGTCTGGTGGTGATTGACGAAGCGCATCTGATCAGCGATGACGGCGGGAGCATGTATCGGCAATTCCTGGACGGCCTTCAACAGCACAACCGCAGGTTGTTTTGCGTCGGGCTGACAGCGACGCCTTACCGAACCGGTGAGGGATCGTTGGCAGGCGAGGGCAAGCTGTTCAGCGGGATCTGCTACGAAGCGAAAACAGGAGCGTTGATTGAAGGCGGGTATCTGTCCAGGCTGACGAACAATCCGGCAGACAGTCAGGCCGATCTAAAGGGCGTCAAGATTCGCGGCGGTGAGTTCGTGGCGGCGGAGATGGAAGCCGCGTTCACACATGATGCAATCATTCACGCAGCCGTTTGCGAGTTGACGATTGCCTGCGAGCACCGCAAAAGCATTCTGGTATTTTGTGCCGGTGTGAGTCATGCCGAGCAAGTGGCACTTGCCCTGCGGGATCTGACAGGGCAGGAGGTCGGGCTGGTCACAGGCGAGACGCACGCAATCGAACGTCAGCGGGTGCTGTCGGACTTCAGATCCGGCAGTCTGCGGTGGTGCGTCAATGTGGACGTTCTGACGACCGGATTCGACGCGCCAGGAATTGATGCGGTGGCCGTCCTACGGGCTACCATGTCCCCCGGTTTATTCGCTCAAATCGTTGGGCGTGGCCTTCGCATTGCCGAGGGCAAAACGGATTGTTTGATTCTGGATTTCGGCGGCAACCTGCAGAGGCACGGGGCGCTGGACGCGGATGATTACGGGATTGAAAAACCGCGAGAAAAAGACGGCAGCGAGGCACCGTCGAAGGTCTGTCCAAAGTGCAAACAGGAGGTCCATTTGTCCGCCGTCAAGTGCCCTGAGTGCGGGCACATATTTGTTCGGCAGATGGATCAGACACCCAGACACGGGGACGAGATCGACACGACTTCATCCATTGTGGGAGCACCTGAGCCGCAATGGTACGACGTTCAAGAGGTTAATTGGCACTTGCACGCGAAGAAGTCCACACCGGGCAAACCGCCGACGCTGTGCGTGTCGTACTATGTCAGCGACGATACCATGCCTGCCGGCAATCTCGGATGGATCGTGATGCGTGAATGGGTCTGTTTTGAGCATGAGGGATTTGCATTGCAGAAGGCTTTTGCGTGGTGGGATGCGAGATCTGTTTTTCCATTCCCCGCGAGCGTGGCGGAGGCAATCACGGCGCTCAATCACGGGTCATGCCGGAAGCCTTCGCGATTGCTGGTCAAAAGGGAAGGCCAGTGGGATCGGATTGTGCAGGCTGAGTTCTCGGAGGATAAGCCGACGATGATTCGGGAATTGGTGACGCCGGTGAATGAGTTTGGTGAAGATTGTCCGTTTTGATTTTTTTGGAGGGTGAAACAATGACTGAGCGAAGGTGTGAGAATTGCCGATGGTGGAGTGCAGGGCCAACAGGATACGGCTATTGCCGCAAGCGACCGCCGATCGTTTCAAACAGCGACGAGTCCTTTCCGTC